GGCTGTTGGAAACTACACCTGGCAACCGTGTTCATTATAAATTTGTGACGGAATGGTTCCTTAAAGTACAAAATGAATTAGATATTTACCTTCCATGGATAGGCTATGATAGTTGGAGCGCAACGTATTTCGTTGAAGAAATGGCAGCATTCTTTGGGAAAGAAGCTATGGAACCAGTTATACAGGGAAAAAAGACGTTGTCAGGGCCAATGAAAGCGTTGGGGGCCGACCTTGCGGCGAAGAAAATCAATTATAACAATTCACCAATTCTAAAATGGAACCTATCAAATGTGGCGGTAGACGTAGATAAAAACGGGAACATACAACCAGCAAAAGCAAAACAACGTAAAAGGATTGACGGGTTTGCCGGGTTGTTGAATGCATATGTAACACTTGAAAGACACTATGAGGAATACATCAACATCATATAAGGAGGTGTGGTTTGTGATTGTGAAAATCGTTGGGCATGAAAACATAAAAGCCGGAGGGAATGTGATAGTGGAGTTTATTAATGGGAAGGTAGTAACTTATGAACCATCAAAAACAGAAACTCTTATTTTAAATCCCGGCCAAATCAAATCAATCACCATAGCCAAGGAATAAAATAACTTTAATTGCTAATAAGGAGGTGATGATTTGGGATTTTTCGATAGATTCAGAAACCGAACCGTGACCGTGTCAAGGTACAAATTGATTACGGATGAGGGAGGTGGTTTTTATGCCTGGAACGGCAATTTGTACCAAAGTGACATTGTGCGAAGCGCTATAAGACCGAAGGTCCGGGCGATTGGAAAGACGGTTGGAAAACATATACGTGAAACGATAAAACCTGATGGAACAAAGGATATAAAGGTTAATCCTGAGCCATACATCAGGTTTTTGCTTGAGGAACCAAACCCGTATATGACGGGACAAATGCTACAAGAAAAGCTTGCAACACAGCTTGAACTTAATAACAATGCGTTTGCTTATATCAATCGGGATGAAAATGGCTATCCGATGGAGATATACCCTATAACGGCTACAGCATGTGAGGCACTCCAAAACAACCAAGGAGAAACATTTTTGAAGTTTACGCTCAGGACTGGGCGGGACGTAACTTTTCGGTATACAGACATAATCCATTTGCGGAAGGACTTCAACAACAATGAAATTTTTGGGGATTCTCCAGCGCAAGCATTAGCCCCGCTGATGGAGATTGTTAACACCACAGACCAAGGCATTGTAAAGGCAATCAAAAACTCCAATATCATTAAGTGGCTGCTAAAGTTCAATCAAACTTTGCGGCCGGAGGACATCAAAAAGCAGACAAAGGATTTTGTTGACAGCTATCTTAACATCGAGAGCGACACGGTCGGAGCTGCCGCCACAGACGCCAAGGTTGATGCGACACAGGTAGAACAGAAAGACTATGTGCCAAACGCTTCACAAATGGACAAGACAACACAGCGAATATATTCGTTTTTCAACACGAACGACAAGATTGTTCAGGGAAATTACAGTGAAGATGATTGGATATCGTATTACGAAGTATCCGTTGAACCCGATGTGATTCAGCTAAGCGGAGAATATACGCGGAAACTCTTTTCAAGACGTGAACGGGGATTCGGAAACAAAATTATATTTGAATCCTCTAACTTGAATTTTGCGAGTATGGAAACGAAGCTGAAACTTGTCCAATATGTTGACCGTGGAATAATGAACCCGAACGAAGTCAGAGCGATTCTGAACATGGCGCCACGCGAGGGCGGCGATACTTACGTTCTAAGGAAAGACACAGGTCAACTAGGGAAAGGAAGTGATGAATAGTGAAAATCAACATAAAAGGCGTGATAATCCCTAACGATGACAAATGGATATATGACTACTTTGAGATGGACGCGACATGCCCAAGGGAAGTTGAAAAAGAAGTTGAAAAAGCCAATGGTGAGGATTTGGAAGTTATAATCAATTCGCCTGGCGGTGATGTATTTTCCGGTTCTGAAATCTACACGCTACTAAAGGATTACAACGGCAATGTGGTTGTAAAAATAGTGGGGGTGGCTGCAAGTGCCGCAAGCATAGTCGCAATGGCGGGCAAAAAGATAATGATGTCACCAACCGCGGAAATGATGATTCACAATGTTTCGTCTTGTGCATGTGGAGATTATAGAGATTTTGAACATGAATCTAAAGTTTTAAAAGATTATAACAGCACAATCGCCAATGCTTACATGATAAAAAGCGGAATGACAAAAGAAGAATTGCTTTCTATGATGGATGAAGAAACTTGGCTAACACCTGAAAAAGCATTGGAGTACAAGCTAATCGACGAAATAATGTTTATGGATAACACCCCTAAGTTGGCGGCTAGTTTTGGCGGCATAATGTTACCGCCAGAAGTAATTAACAAAATAAGAAACACAATTAAGAGTCCGAATGTTGATAAAAACAATAATTCGGATTTTTTAATACAACAAAGTAAAGCTCAATTAAACTTATTAAAACTAAAAGGAGAGATGAACAATGAATAAACAAGAATATTTAGAGAAAAGGCAAGTTTTAATGAATGAGGCTGAAGGATTAATTAACGAAGGTAAGATTGAAGAAGCTAATGCAAAAATGGAGGAAGTAAAACAGCTAGATAATCAATGGGAAGAAATTACAAAGGCTCAAGCTAATCTAAACGCTTTAAATAACAGCACAAAAATAACTGATATTACAGCACAAAGTTTAAATGTTAAAGGTGTAAAAGAGGTGGATACGGTGAATAATGAGACTTTAAATAAGAGTGATGAGAAGGAAATGTATTTGACAGCTTGGGCTAAGGATATGATGGGACAAAACCTTACTCAAGAAGAAGAAGAAGTATTTAACAAAGTAAATGCAGACTTTAGAAACAACTCTCAAAATGAGGCATTTACTACCCACACAACAGGTAACACTGGTATAGTTATTCCTGAAAAAGTTGTAGAAGGTATCTGGAAAGAAATTGGAGAAACCTACCCTTTATGGGATGATGTTAGAAAGTTGCACGTAAAAGGCAATCTAACAATGGTAAAAGGAGACACTTCAACAGATGCTAAATGGTATGATGAAAAAACTGAAACAGAAGACGGTAAAGAAGAATTTGGTACACTAAACTTAACAGGATGTGAACTTGCAAGAGCTATTACAGTGTCCTGGAAACTAAAAGCAATGTCTATGGATGCTTTTATACCTTACATTCAATCTAGATTAGCTGAAAAGATGGGTGCAGCTTTAGGATACGGAGTTGCAAGTGGTAAAGGCAAGCCGGGTGAAGGACAATCATTTAAACCAGAGCCAAGGGGTATTATAACAGCTCTTGAAGCAGAAACAGGTACACCTCAAATCGTAGAATACACAAATGCAGCGCCATTAACATACAGCCATTTTACAAAAGCATTTGCAAAAATAAAAGCTGGATATTTAAAAGGTGCGGCGATTTACGCAGATAATAAAACTATTTGGGAAAGTATTGCAAGTCTCCTTGACAGCAATGGTAGACCTTACTTTATCCCAGATGTAACAGGCGGAGGAGTTGGAAGGGTATTAGGATTAATGGTAAAAGAAGATGATAGTATTCCTTCCGGTTCTATAATAATTGGTAACGCAAATAAAGGTTATTTGGCGAACATAAATCAAGCTATAACATTAGATACAGAGGACCATAAAAAAGCTAGGGAAACTGATTATATCGGATATGCGATTGTAGATGGTGACGTAGTTACAACCAAAGCATTTGCACTAATAAAAAAATCCTCTTAACCGTTAGCCCTGAAACAGCCACGTTTGACCTCAATCCAGGGGGCACCGGTTACGCAGACGTGGTGCTAACGGTTGCCGTTAATATCGGCACAGTAACCGTAAGTGATATTTACATCGGTGACAGCAAACTGACAGTATCAACAGACTACACCGAGAGCGATGGCGAGATCACAATCAAAAAAGAAACACTTGAAGATTTGGCAGAAGGTGAACATATAGTTACAATCAAAACCGACCAAGGAGATGTAACGGCTATTATTACAGTTGTTGATACAACTGACGAAGTGTAAAGGAGTGACCGCTGATGAAAGCAAAAGTAATCAAGCGGTTTAGGGATAAGTATGCCGGGGGTTTATATACTCCCGGCGATTTATTCGAGGCAGAAACCGCAAGAATTGAGTATTTAATTAATTTAGGTTATTTAAAACCTATAAAGATTGATTTTAACTCCATGACTAAAAAGGAAATAATAAATTTACTTGAAGAAAAAGATATTGAATTTGACTCAAAAGCTAAAAAGGATAAATTAATAGAGCTGCTACAGGGCGGTGATTAGTATGTTAAATGATATTAAAACTTCACTTAGAATAAGTGGCAATGACTTAGATATGGAGATTTTAGATTTAATTGAATCGGCTAAAGCAGATTTAATCCTTAGTGGAGTTAACAAAGATAAAGTTATTGATACAGATCCATTGATAAAAAGAGCTATAATTGTCTACTGTAAAGCACATTTTGGATATGATGATTCAAAGATAGTAGAGAGATTTGAACAATCCTATATAAGTCTCAAGCATCATTTAACATTATCGGCTGAATATACTGTAGGTGATACAAATGAGGGATTATAGACATAAAATAGACTTTCTGCAACGCCAACAGGGACATGAT